ATAATAATAATATACATTTACAACGACCATTTCGCGAAAGAATGTTTCAATATGGTTTAAGAATTAGAGTATATGGTGATACTAGTATTCGGGTCGGCGATATCATCGAATTAAAATTTCCAGAAATTGCTGGTTTGACAGATGGTTTAGGTAAACAGGGTGAAGTATTTTCCGGAAATTATATTATCACTAATCTGAAGCACCGCTGTGATCAGCGTATGAACAATAAATTTGAACACTATATGGTAATGGACGTAGCTAAACCGAATCAATTCGGTAAGTCGCTCGGGTAAAATTATGGCATACTATAATATAGGAGATTCTTTCAAGTGGTTTATGGCTCGAGTTGTCGAGATAGATCCAAAAGAAGATCCACAAAACATGAGATATTTAGGTCGTGTAAAAATTAGAGTTTTACATGACCAAACTGGTGAATTAGGCAAAACTGTCAAAACTTTGGGTATAAAAGACAGTGACTTATTGTGGGCGTGGCCAATTTCTTCTATACAGTCAGCGTCTTTGAGCTATAGAAAAATAGCAGAACTTGAAGAATTTGAAACACCATTTTGGATCGACGCGGTTGGTACATCACCAACAGGAATCGCTGTCGGTACTTATGTGTTTGGCTTTTATCTCGACGGCCATGAAGGAAACATACCGGTTATCTTTGGTACATATCACAAAGATTCTATGTATCCTGAACCGCCGACTGAACAAGGACATGAGTTTTTACAAATTAGGGGGCCAGACGGACCTACATTCGAATATCAAGATGTTTCAGCTCTTGCTAAAGGCTGGCATGAAGACAAGAAAAGAGACACAGCTCTCGATGGTGGTATAGCCCAATCGCTAGAGATGAAAAATGTGACAGCGCCAGGAAAAGGTGGTCAAACATTACCAAAACATCCATATCTGATAGGACCACAACAACTCGTCAAACAGCCACCGTCTGATTATGATACACTTTGGCCTCATAACACTGTTCATACGACTAAGTCAGGTCATGCAATTGAGCTAGACGACACACCAGGACATGAGAGGATACATTGGTGGCATCGATCTGGTTCATATGAAGAAGTATCAAATGGACCAGCAGCGACTAACCGAGACGGTTTAGAAAAACCATGGCCTGACGCAATGGGTCCTGTTGACTGGCTAGAACCAGCAAATAATCATGATCCTTCGGCTCCTAAAGCTAGTTGGTCGGGAAGACGAGTAAGAAAAACAACTGAAAGCGAATATAATTTTGTTTTAGGCAATAAAGAAACATACGTTGGTAGTTCATTAAAATTAGAGATAGCTAAAAATTCTACCACGGGTATCGGTGGTAACAAAGTAGAAACAACAGCCAATAATGCTTATATTGCAATTGGTTATTATCCTCGAACAGCAAATAACGATTTAAGTGGTTTATCTGCTCGATATCAATTATTAGACATTTACGAAAAAGATGCGGATAAGAGAGACGGAGTAAATAAATTACCCGACAATAATAAGTTTAATTTTTATATTGATGTAGCGAACAATATGGCTACTTCTGTAGGTTATGTTTGGGATAATTCTAGAGAATTAAAAACAAAGGAAGAAAAAAATTGGTTTTTAGATGTAGCAAATAATTGCTCAGTTACAGCAAATAATAATTATTATCTCGCTGTCGGTGTTGGTCATGAGAAAGAAAGGGAAAAACAAGATACAGATCAAACGAACTTTTATACTGATGTTGTAAATAATTTAGCTATTACAGTAGGATATAATCCCGATAATTATAGGGTTGTGACAGCTACTGATAAGACTAATTTTTATACTGATGTTGCAAATAATTTAGCTATTACAGTAGGATATGACCCAGATAATTATAGAGACATCACAGCTGATGATAAGACTAATTTTTATACTGATGTTGCAAATAATTTAGCTATTACAGTTGGTTATACAGCAGATAACTATAGAGACATCACAGCTGATGATAACAAAAATTGGTTTTTAGATGTAGCAAATAACTGTTCAATCGCAACTAAAAATAATTATTATTTGGGTGTAGGCGTTGATCATACAAACGAAAGACAAAAACAATCATCAGACGCAAGTAGTTTGTTTATAGATGTAGTCGGAGATATGGCTACAAATGTTGAAAAAAATTCTGTCACACGAATTAAAGGTAATCATACACATAAAGTGTTAGGCAATAGCAGAATGACTGTAAATTATAGTCTAGACATGGCTGCTATGTCATTAAATATTTCAACGCTGACTGGTACTAAATTTAATAGCGATGTGACGGTAGGTTCTCAAAATGCTAACTATAATTTATATGTAAACGGATCGTTAGGCACTTCGAAAGGTGCATCGGGTTCATTTACTACACCGACTGGTAGAACAGTCACGGTTGTCAACGGAATAGTAACGAGTATCGTATAATGTCTTTTCAAACAACAGTCGATTCTATCAACGAAATGAAAGCAGAGCTCGAGAGAGCTACTGGTGTAACAACAGTTGAAAACCCTGATGGTACTACTTCGAGTGTACCAGGTGAATTTAGTTGTGAAAGACTCGAATTATTATTAGACGAACATGTATCAGCGGTCACAGATGTACTCGATGAAAAAACAGCAGAAATTGCTGAAATAATGTCAAAATATGCACCAATTATGTCTATACCCAGCGATCCTTTAAAAATTATTGGATGGGCTAAAAAGGTAGTGACTGGTATGGTCGATCCTCAATTAGCTGCAGCAATTCAATTAGCGATAGAATTAGCTCAACTTGCTGGTGCGTTAGCGGGTCTCGCTTCAGCCGTAGCTAGCGCTGCTACTCGATTAGCTGATTGTATAGAGAGTGAAATCAGAGGAGCGCTTGATGATATTACAAATAGTTTGATGGAAAACGCAACAAGTTTATATGATCAAGCTACATCAATATATGAAGATATTCGAGATGACGCGCTCGATGCATTGGGTTATAATGAACTATTATCTTTATCAGCTGACGTACAAGCACAAATTGGTGAGCTTGACACAGCACTCGCAGACATAGGCGACGCTACGACAAGTATACAAGATTCTATTGATGATTTAGATGATATTCAAATACCGGCATAAATAGTAATTAAAAGAGAAAAACATGGGCATCAAAACAGCAAAGAAAAATCAAGAGTATGCACTTGTATCTCGTAGCCGAGATATCTACAGCGATTTTAATCATATATTTTTGCCTCATCCAAATACAAAACAGATAGCTCGAAAAACAAATGTCGACGCTGTTAAATTGGCTATACGTAATATTGTGTTAACAAATAAATATGAAAGACTACGGAATCCGGATTTTGGCGGAAATATCAAAAGATATTTGTTTGAGCCAATGACTCGTGATACAGAAGTAGAAATACAATATGACATAAAAGAATTAATAGAATTGTATGAGCCACGAGCTCGAGTTTTTGAAGTTATAGCAAACTCTTCTCCCGATGAAAATTCTATAAATGTCAAAATAGTATTTGGTGTTATTAATTCTTCACAGCAACAAGAAGTCGACCTCACACTTTATAGAGTAAGATAAAATGGCAACTACTAGTAACGACCTTACAACACTCGATTTTGCGGCAATAAAACAAAATCTAAAAGAATATTTAAAATCACAAGATATTTTTCAAGATTATGATTTTGAAGGATCAAACATTAATGTTCTTTTAGATGTTCTTGCATATAATACAAATTTAAATTCATTTTATTTAAATATGCTTTCTAATGAAATGTTTCTCGATTCTGCTCTTCTCAGAGATTCTATTGTTTCTCATGCAAAAGAATTAAATTATGTACCTCGATCGTTTAGATCTGCTACCGCAAAAATCGATATTACGCTAAGAGATAGTTCTGGTTCTGGTGACGTTATCATACCTCGCGGCACAACATTTACTGGCACATTGGGTCAGAAAAATTTTACTTTCTCAACTATAGAAAATGTACAAGCTATAGTTAATCCAGATGTCGAGAATGAATTTATAGCGACAGGAGTAACGATTAAAGAAGGAGATTTTGTTCAAGATACATATGTAACAAACGCGGCCAATCAACCAAGATTTTTAATTACTAATAAAACAGCAGACACAAATAGTATTAGAATTAGTGTAATTGAGGACAATGGTGAAAATGTTATCACGTATGAAAAAAGAGA